GTTTTACATAGGTTGGAGCTTGGATTTCAGAGCTAGAATGTATCCTGTGTCAAACTTTAACTACCACCGTGATGACCATTGCAAAGCTATGTTTGAACTAGCTAACGGCAAGCCCATCAAAGAAGAAGACCGTGGCTGGCTTGCAATTCATCTGGCAAACGTAGGCGACTTTAACAAGATCTCTAAAGCTAGTTTGGAAGACAGGATCCAGTGGTGCTTGGATAACGAGGATTGGCTTAGGTCAATCAATGACAATCCACAAGGGACCTTCGATCAGTGGGTCCAGAGCGACAAGCCCTTCCAGTTCTTAGCAGCAGTCTTTGCTTACTTCGATCCCTCTGAGGTCTGTCATATTCCAGTGTCACTAGATGGCACTAACTCTGGGGTCCAGCATTACGCTTGTTGTACCAAGTCGGAAGGTGACGCTTATCTAACAAACCTAGTTCCATCGGACAGTTGTCAGGACATCTATCAAGTGGTTGCTGATGAAGTCAAAGAGCGACTAGCTGAAAGCCCAGATCCTGAGGCAGCTAAGTGGCTGGACTTTGGAATCACAAGGTCCACCTGTAAGCGTAACGTCATGACTTTCAGTTACTCGTCAGTCGAGCGTGGTTTTGGTGATCAGATCATTGAAGACCTGATGCAACCACTGCAAAGAGATGTCCACTATGGTAAATACTCAGTGCATCCTTTTGGTGATTTTAAGGGGCAAGAGGACCACGCACGTTACCTAGCTAGGTACAACTATGCTGCTGTACAAAAGGTGATTTCTGGGGCCTCTCAGGGCATGACATTCCTACAGTCATATGCTGATGCTCTGGCCCGTGAGGGTAAGTCAGTCCGATGGCGTACACCAAGTGGTTTCCCAGTGGTTCAGCAATACAAGAAATCCGACATGAAGCGTGTCAAAGTCTTTCTGTATGATCGTGAGGCAAAGCTGAAGAAGCAGACACGGGTAAGTCTGTGTAACCAAGGCGTCATGTATGACACACGAAAATCGAGGGCAGCTGTAGCGCCAAACTTTATCCACAGTATGGACAGCAGCCACATGCATTTATCGATTGCTACAGCCTTGGATAACGGTATCACTGACTTCTTTTTAATCCATGATGCCTTTGGCACAACAGCTGCTGAGACGTGGACTTTCTACCACTGCATCAGACACGCGATGGTTGATATGTACGACGATAACTGTGTCTTCTCCAGCTATGAGGCTGAGTGCCGACAAAGGCTTGCAGATCCCGACATGGATCTAGAGCCAGTACCACCGAAAGGGACCTTTGATGTGAGGTCAATTTTAGAGAGCGAATACTGCTTCAGTTAATTAGGGACCACCTAGGAAACCCTTAGCGAGTTTCACAAGTTGGAAACCTAACATTCTAGGAGAATGCACTATGAGTAAAGTTAAGTTTGTCACCCCGTCAGGGATAGCCAGTTATCCTTGGCTACAGCCAAATAGGCCTGACATAGCCTTCGATCCAGAAGGTAAATACAAAGTCAATCTGAAGCTGTCACCTGAGGATAGTAAGGTCATGACGTCACTGATTGACCAAGTTAAGTCTGAAAACTTTGGTGCTAAGGACAATGTCCATACGCCGTATTCTGTAGATGAGGAGACAGGTGAATATGTTTTTAAGATCCAATCCAAGTATCAGCCTAAATACTTCGACTCAAAGGGTAACCCTATCCCAGTCGAGAAGGTCCCACCGATGTTCTCAGGCTCAGAGCTACGGGTCTCAGGTCAGGTCGATCCGTATACTAATGGGGCGAAGAAGGGCGTTAGTCTGCGTTTAGCTAACGTCCAAGTTATCAACCCTGTGGCTGGTGATAACGGAGGTGGCGCTGGAGACTTCGATGCTGTCGAGGGTTACGAGGTGGGAGCAGTAAGTGTCGCCCCTACCAGCAACAGTGACTTCGATAATGATGAGCTTCACGACTTCTAGGTCTGCTTACAGACTAGGCTTCAGATCTGGACTTGAGGTCACAATAAGTGAGCAGATAAAAAAGGCAGGGATCAAGCTTCAGTACGAAACGGACAAGATCCGCTACACCATTCCAGAACGCGAGGCAAAATATACGCCTGACTTTAAGCTCCCCAAAAAGGGGGGCTTTTTCTTTTATGTCGAGACGAAGGGGATTTGGACTGTCCAAGACAGGTCAAAGCACTTGTTGATTAAACAACAGTATCCTGACATTGACCTAAGGTTTGTCTTCTCAAATCAGAACGCTCGTTTGTACAAGGGATCCCCAAGTACTTACGCAAGTTATTGTGAGAAGCATGGCTTCAAGTATGCCCATAGGCGCATACCTGAGGACTGGCTTGAAGAAGCCAAAGAAGGAGAGCGAGGGGCGGCTTAGGTCGCCCCTTTTTGATTCTTAATGGGAGAACGAACAATGGCAACTAATAGAAAGACGAAAGCAGCACCAGCCACTAGTAATGTCACTAGTTTAATTAAACCTACGCCCGAACAACGCCGTGACATCTACAGTTTACTTATGGATGTCTACAACATTGATAAGGGTTGTTACAAAGGCGCTGAGACAGATGAGAGTGTTGCAGCTACTTTAGACATAACCCGTTGGGGATGGGTCACAGAGGTCAGAGAAATGAACTTTGGTCCTGATGGTAACGAGGCAGAGTTTGTTGCCCTTGCTGAGATCCAAAGCTGGATCCTTAAAGCTGACAAAGAGATTACTGAATTTAAAGCTCATCTGAAAGAGATGGAGACATCCAGAGAGGGCGCTCAAAAACTTATGGCTCAAGTTCAGAATCTCATTGGTAAGAAGAAGGGCTCATAGTTATGGAGCCTCAAGAGACCACAGAAAGTGAGTTCGTTCAGCACGTCCCTTGTGACGCCTGTGGGTCCAAAGACAATGGAGCAATGTACACTGACGGTCACGTCTATTGTTTTGGCTGTGGAGCGTGGACTGGGGGAGACGGAGAGCCTGTCTCAGCACCCAGAGCAGCACCGATTAACCCAGCACTAATCAATGGATCTTTCCAAGCTCTGAGGGCGCGTAAGATCACTGAAGAGACCTGTCGTAAGTTTGGCTACACAGTTGGTAAACACAATGGTGAGACAGTCCAGATTGCTACTTATCGTGACAGCAAAGGTAGGCCCATTGCTCAGAAAGTAAGGACAGCTGACAAGAAGTTCAGCATCGTTGGTAATGCCAAAGGTATGACGCTGTTTGGGTCACACTTATGGTCCAATGGGGCCAACCTAGTGATCACTGAGGGTGAGATCGATGCCATGTCGGTCAGCCAAGTCCAGAACCACAAGTGGCCTGTGGTCAGCCTTAATTCGGGCTGTCATAGCGCCCGTAAAACTCTACTGAATAACTACGATTATATAACCAGCTTTAAGTCAGTCATCCTGATGTTTGACAATGATGAAGCTGGTAGAAACGCTGCCGTTGATTGCGCTGAAGCAATGCCCATCGGACTAGTAAAGATAGCCAACCTTGGAGAACACAAGGACGCTAATGAGGCGCTAGTTGCTGGGGATGCAAAGACAATCATCCAGTCGATCTTCCAAGCCAAGTTACATAGGCCTGACGGGATTGTGGCAGCAGCCGACCTCAGGGGAGTTATTGGATTGGGTGACGCTGTTTCTCCCATCAGCTTTCCCTATCAGAAACTCAATGACGTCACGAAAGGGGTCAGGCTTGGAAGCTTGGTCACTATCGCGGCTGGCTCTGGGGTTGGCAAAAGTACATTTGTGCGTGAGATCATGTACCACATTCAGCAGTCAGGTTTTCCCATCGGCATGATGATGCTGGAAGAAAGCGTAAAGCGCACGGCTCAGGGCCTCGTTGGTCTCCACATGGACAAAAACATTGTGGTCAACGATGGGAACGAAGAAGAGATAGTTGAAGCCTTCGATGACATGCGTAAGGCTGGAGAGTTCTACCTCTTTGATCACTTTGGATCCACAGATCTGGACACCATTGTGAACAGGATTCGCTACATGAATAAGGCACTGGGCTGTCAGGTCATATGCCTCGACCATGTGTCGATCCTAGTCTCAGGATTAACTGGCGGCGTGTCAGACGAAAGACGTCTGGTTGATGACATCATGACAAGGCTGCGTGTTGAGGTACAAGCACTAGGCATCTGTTTAATCTTGGTGTCTCACCTGAGGCGACCTCAAGGCGACAAGGGTCACGAAGGTGGCGCACAGGTTAGCCTGTCCCAGCTTCGTGGATCTCATGCAATAGCCCAACTGGCTGACACTTGTGTTGGTATCCAAGTAGATCCTGAGGACCCAACGTCAGGCTATCGTAACATTGTAGTACTCAAGAATCGTCACACAGGCGAGGTCGGACCATGTGGTCGGCTCAAGTACAACTTAGAAACTGGACGTCTTAAAGAAGACAACGACTTTAGCCAGTTTGATGATGAAGATATCTTTTAAATAGGAAGAGTTCCATGATGGAAACGCTTGCGGTTTTTACCGCCCTAATCACGTTTGAGACGTGGGATGCATGTGTTGAGTATGCCCACAAAAACAACCTCTACAAAAAGCATACAGCAGACCAGTGCGTGAAGATTTTAGCGCACCGTCCAGCTAAAGTTTTAAGGCCAAGAGCAAGGCCAGTTAAAAAAAAGGAGAATGAATGATGGGGTACTTAGATATACAAAAGGGCGTCTTCTATGCCCAGTTAAGAATACCTAAAGACTGTCAAACAGCACTAGGTAAGACAGCTTTCCGTAAAACACTAAAGACATCTGACCGTCAAGAAGCGGAGCGTCTCGCCACACCTCTTGTTGATAAATGGAAGGCAGACATAAATGCTGTCCGACATCATAAAGTTCGTTTTCATACAGACCCTTTGACTATGAACAATTACCAAGATGAAGCAGCAGAGTTTGCCATCTACAAGTGGAAGGTGATCTACCCAGCGCTGGCGTTGTCAGAAGAGGCTGGAGAGGTCTCAGGGAAACTGTCAAAGCTGATCCGTGACCAGCACGTTAAGTTTGACGGTTCCGAAAGTCTGACTGATAGCCAGAGGGCTGACATTATCTTTGAGCTTGGTGACGTAATGTGGAACGTAGCTAACCTAGCCAAGGATCTTGGCGTAAGTCTAAACGAAGTCGCCCAGATGAATATTGAGAAGCTGCAGCTTCGTACAAAGAGAAATACTATCAGTGGATCAGGTGACCACAGGTGACCCGATGGATTGCTGACCTTGAGAGCGATGGGCTTCTAGACACGATCACAAAAGTACACTGCATTGTACTTAGGCACGTTGAGACCGACGAGGTCCAAACATATGGTCCAGATGAAATCAAAGCAGCATTGTTTACACTTATGAATGCTGAAGAGGTCATCGGTCATAACTTTATTGCATATGATCTACCAGCGCTCCAAAAGGTGTATCCCAAGTTTAAGCTATTAGGCAAACTTACAGATACTCTCGTACTGTCGCGTCTTTGTGCTGCAAACATAGCAGACAAGGATGCAGTCAGAATAATTAAGAAACCTGACACCTTCCCTCGACGCCTCACAGGATCCCACAGTCTCAAGGCTTGGGGTCTAAGACTAGGTGACTTTAAGGATGACTACTCTGGTGGTTGGGAAAACTACAGCCAAGAGATGATGGACTACTGTGTCCAAGACACTCAGGTCACAAAGGTACTCTATGAGTATCTGATGTCCCGTGGCTTTTCAGATCAAAGCATCGAACTGGAGCATT